GTGTGTTAGCTATAAAGTTAGGATCAGGTTGTTTAGCTACAGTCTGTAAGTTGTTTACAATAACTGATGTATCTTGTACAGTTAATATAGAGTAGTTTGTGCGAGCACCTGTAAGGTAGTTCACAGCATTTACAGCTGTACTTGTATCCATGTTAACAGTACATACTGTACCGTCTACGTTCCAGATAGATATGCCACCATATCCACTGTTAGGTTTTGGAGTAATGACTCCTATATATCTTTCGTCTGCAGTTCTGGCTATGTAAAACCATTTACCACCATCATATGTAGTTCCTGTACCTAGGTTTTTAATCCACTTAAATCCTGTTCTTTTAGTTAAACCAAAAGTAGGATCAGGGTAAGCGTTCAGACACTCTCGGACTTGACCGGGAAGTTTCTTGTCATCAGATTGTCTAGATACTCCTCCGAGGTAGTTGTCAATTCGTTGAGTTACTGCTGTCATCTCATTAAAGCATGGAAAGGTTGATAAGCTGGGTAGGAATTAGTTTTGTCATAAGGGTGTCCAAATATAGTGAACTGTCCTTGTTGTGTTTCGTACTCCATAGCTAAGGCTCTAGCGTACGCTTCTTGTTGCTGTAACATTTCGTACTGTTGTGTATCTCCCACAATTCTCTGGGACACAATAGTAGCAGCTCTAGCAACTATACTGTTTTGTATTGGTTCTGGTAAATCTACCCAGTCAAACTCCCATACAACATCACACTCTACTCCACTAGGATGATCTTCCCATGTGTATCTGTGGTGTATTCTATCGTATAATTTACCTTGTCTACGTATACCATCATACTCCATGTTAGCACTATTTTTAGACAGCTTTAACTGTAGTACATTGTTAGGTATTAGTATCTGGTTAAGTGTAGCGGTATCTGCAGACGGTGTAAACAAGTAGTGAAACTCTTTGTTATATGTCCAACCTTCTGCTTGAACCTCACGAGTCACCTGTAGTAACGTATCATAAGCAATCGCAACGTCCGGGTTGGTTTGATCTAGAGTGGTTACAGGAGCCTGACCACATGTGGATAATATTTGATTTATAGCGGGTAATTCTTTGACCGCATTAGTGGTTGGAAAAGGCATAATTAAAAAATAAGAAAAGGAGGACCGAAGCCCTCCGTATAATGTGCATTAGAATGCAGCGTTACCAGATGAACCAGCAGCAGCACCAGCGACTAGCTCGACGCATGCAGCAGGGTTGAGGTAATCCGCACCCATAGCTAGACGACCTAAGATTACGTCGCCTTGGTAAACAACTGAAACGTCTCCAGAAGTTACTTGAACCTGTGGTCCAATAGCTTCTACAACGCCAGCTCCTTCCTTCTGGAAGATCAAACCACATGAGTTAGCGAATTCTGTTTCTTCACCATACTCGTTGTTGATTCCAGTTACGTCAGCAGCAGCGTCTTCGACAGCTTCACCAACGAATGAACCTACGTTTTGTGGGCTTGTTATACCGGGGTTTGTAGCGGAAGCAGAACCATACTTAGTACCATAAGAACTAAAGAATGGTATGTTCATTGACTTGTAGATCTTGATGCCTGCAATCTCAATGATTCCGTTTCCTTTCTGCAAGGTGTCACCTTGCTCGTCTCTGTTTACAAGACCGTTAGATCCTACAGCTTGGATAAGCTCGTAGTACTGTCTTGGGTTAAGGACTCCGACTCTACCTTCAGTAGAAACTCCCTTCTCGTCTAAAGCAGCAGCAGCGTCATAGAATGCGTTGATTAATGAAGCTGAAACGTAAGCGTCAGATGCTTGGTTGTTTGTACCAACTCGGATTTGTGTTCCACCGGGCTCTACAAAGTTAGACTTTGTGATTGGTGAAGCAGCTCTAGCACCACGTGCAATAGATCTAAACACTAAGCGGTCATACTTCTGAGCAAGAGCATATCCAATCTTCTTGGAAATTTCTCCTCTCAATTCGTAGTGTGCAAGTGTCTCATCTAATTCGTAGACGAAAGCTGAACTGATTAGAAGGTCATCAACTGTGATGGTCTTCTCAGCTACTGGAGGTGCACCGTCACTGTTACCAAGTATGGACCTTCCGGGTACATGGAATTCAGCTGTTGTGTGTCCAGTGTAAATGAACTGTAATGATTTTCCGTTCTTTAGGGTTCTTTTCATTACAAGGTCTCTAGCGATAGCGTTGTGCTCAAAGCCTTTAAACATCTCTCCTGAGAAGAGTTTAAGATAAAGTGCTCTAGCGTCACCTGTGCTATTAGACTGACCCTGACGGGTTAATGAGGTATTATTACCTGTTGACTGTTGAGCCATTTCTATTAAGAATGTATATTTTTACTTTCTCAGATCTGAAATTTTCTCGAGTTTTTGTGTGTCTATCCACACCGTCTAGACGGCAGAAGGTATCCTCGTAAGGGCTAATGCCAAGGGCAGGGGAGTCCGACTCTGAGGTGCTCCCCGTGCTGTTAGTAAGAAGGAGTCTCTAGTTGAGCATCTTCTTTCTTTTCTTCAGTTTTTTCTTCAGGCTTAGGTGAAAATTGGACTGGATAAGCCACGCCAAATCCACCTTCGCTCTGGTGTTTGTGTTCCATTACTTGGTTGTTTTTGTGTACTCGATACCACGATATACGTAAGTTACTGTCATGAGTAATCTCCGATATCTAGTCCCCGTTCCATGACTAGATTGCATGCGTCGCATAAGCGATGAACGGACGCAGTATCATTTTTTCTTAGCAGTCTTAGCTGAACGTGTGAAGTTAGCTTTAGTAGGTGCACCCTTTGCTCCGGGTTTCCTCATCTTCTCTCCTGAGCCTGCTGCTATACGTTTACGCTTTGCGTGTATGTTAGCGTATAATCCTTTTTTTGCCATTAGCATTTCCATCTACTACGTGCAGCTTTTCCTCTCTCACCAGACCAACCACGAGATCTAGCACAGAATGATTTTCTACGCTTGGCATCTTTCGAGCCTCTCTTGACTTTACCAGTGACAGCTGTCTGCAATTTAGAGCCGGGGTTCTTACGCCTGTAGGCTCTGACGCCTTTAGCTGTAAGACCAGCCCCGGATTTTGTGGACCGCTTGTGACCACCTCTGATGGTCAGTCCACTCATGTCCCCTTTGGACATTACTTTTTCTTAGTACCCTTCTTAGGAGGGCGTCCTTTTTTAGTACCATAAGTACCCTTACCATAAGGCATGTGTGTTATCCAATAGTTGGTGAGGTTAAGGCTACCGACGTTTGTTCAGCAGCCGCTAGATCAAGTGGGAAATTGTGTGCGTTACGCTCGTGCATAACTTCCATACCAAGGTTCTGTCTGTTTACAACGTCTGCCCAAGTAGGAATGACTTTGCCATTTGTATCGACAATGGACTGATTAAAGTTAAAACCATTAAGGTTGAAAGCCATGGTGCAGATGCCCATTGAGGTGAGCCATATGCCAACGACGGGCCAAGTAGCGAGAAAAAAGTGTAAGCTACGAGAATTATTAAAAGAAGCATATTGGAAAATTAATCTACCGAAGTAGCCATGGGCTGCAACGATGTTGTAAGTCTCTTCGTCCTGACCAAACTTGTAGCCATAATTCTGAGATTCGTTTTCTGTTGTCTCCTTAACGATAGAGGAAGTAACGAGACTTCCGTGCATAGCTGCGGCAAGAGCTCCACCGAATACCCCAGCAACACCGAGCATGTGGAACGGGTGCATAAGGATATTGTGTTCTGCTTGGAATACAAACATGAAGTTAAAAGTACCAGAAATACCAAGAGGCATACCATCACTGAAACTCCCCTGTCCGAAAGGGTAGACTAAGAACACAGCAAGAGCTGCGGATAGAGGTGCTGTGTAAGCAACAAATATCCACGGTCTCATACCGAGTCTATAAGATAGTTCCCACTGTCTACCAGCATAAGCTGCGACACCTATGAGGAAATGGAAGACGATGAGTTGATATGGTCCGCCGTTATATAGCCACTCGTCCAGTGTGCCAGCTTCCCATATAGGATAAAAATGTAGTCCGATTGCATTAGAGGAGGGGACGACTGCTCCTGATATAATATTGTTTCCGTATA